ACGCAAATCATTGGCAATCTGCCAAATAGCACGATGCAGTTCCGTGCGCTCTTGTTCTTTTGATGAATTTCTTGGTAATTTCTCCTTTTGCAGAGACATATTTTCTCCTAAATTTATTGCATTTGCCTTAATTATATATATTTATATTATATATTATGCAGCGTTTCACATTATAACACACAACTAAGTTAAGGAAAGTTTTTTCAATTTTAAGGTCACTGAGATCGATCTATTTCCCGAAATAATAATCCCTCCACTCTTCACCCCATAAAATATGCGGTTCATCGCACTCAGATGCCTTAACAAACTCACCATCTTTAAATTCAAAGGCTTCAAAAACAAAACTGTATAAAATAAAAAATCCCTCGCAGTCATATGACCACGAAGGTTTTGCTTTTTTAAAGTCCGGGATTTCCCCCTTCGAACTCGGGACTAATATTAATTTTATGTTTATAGAATACTACGACTACCTGTTTGGGTCAAGATTTTTTTGAAAATTGAAATACGCGTTAACCAAAACCTCAACAATTTTTTTCTTTCCACCAATATGCCAGTCAGTATTCTTCTCAAGATCAACCTCGGACTTATAATCATAAATCGTAAACACTAAACCATTGATCCTACCAATCCATTCTGCCTTTATCTTTCCATCCAACGATTTGCCAAGTTGGGGTTCACCAAACACTCGGATAACATCATCATGCCTCGTGCCTTCTGGTAAATAACCCTGACATCCAGCACCATCATGAGATACACTGCCCATTGTGACATTTAAATCTAATTCAATTTTAGTTTTCATTTTTAACCTTCCTTGAACTCCAACCGGATTTCCATCTAACAACCGCACTGGCTACAATCGCATCAACTTCTTGTTGAGTAATGCCTTCTGCCAGAATATGCATAAGTTCATTTTTATTAAGCACCCTAAAATTCTTGATCCCTTTTTCTTTAGCCTTCAGCATAAGCTCCTGCCGCGTTTCTTTACTTTTATCATTCATCTTTGATGTCCTCCTTCTTAATTTTTATGTCGTGATTAGACCGTACGATCAAAAAGATTGCAAGGCTATTCTGACTCAAATATCAATCGTGCCCGATTATGCTTAATCTTTAAAAGATCCTCAAAATAATCTGGTGAAACAATACGCCAATCAACTTTTTTCCCAACTTCATCCTTAAGCTCATAAGCTGTAAACTTATGCAATCCCCAAATCACAAGCTGACTGCAAACAGGAATATTGAAAATCTTTGCATGTTTGGTAAAAAAGAATATCGGCTTCTTGCGCCCAAAAAGAGATGTAATCTTTGTTGTGATTGCATCTAATCCAAACATCAGGATATTTGCCCACCCATATTTCTGCGATACCCGCTGAAGCATATTAATACGAAAATTCTCTCTATCTTTTCTGCTTAGCGGAATACGATAAACAGCAACATTCTTATTTTTATATTTTGAAATATGATTCACCTTAACCCTGCTAAGCGCCTCAACACAAAGTTCCTTACCAACCATAGCAAACGTATGCGAACGGCTTGCTGACTGCGTGTGCCAAGATTGAAAGAACCTAATAGCTTTTGAAAGAAGCGTATTCGATGCTGAGAATCCAATATCCCCTGATTTAAATTTAATTCGTGCAGATTTATTTTTCATGTTTTCTGATCCTCCCTCATTCGCATAAAATTAACGTAAATGTTGTTCCCGATTGATCACTGAATCCCATATTCGTTACGCCAACATAGCCGCATGTTATCCATAAGCCCTTTGCACTGGTGGCACTTTGTCTTGAGATTGCCGATTTAAGGCTAAAAACAGGCGACTGCTGTGGTGGTTGTGGATTAAAGGCTGATGCAATCGCAGAATGCCAAGGTGAAAAGATATAAAAAGGATTTGAGTGATTTGGATGGTTATATGTGACGTCAATTGTAGCACTCCCGACTTCTAATATCTTAAACGGAATGAATCCGCTATCATAAACCAACTTTGCGCCTGCATCATATACTCTTAACCCATATGTCTCAGCGCTTTTATTTTCCGGTAGTGTATATATTTTATAATCAAAAGGGCATGTCCCTGAATAGGGATAATTCTTTTTTCCGCCTATGAATCTTACCGCTGTGTAATTAGGTGCTGAATAACTAATATCAAAAACACCACATGCTCTGTCTATACCACCTGTCGGTCTCACCATTGCTATCGGTGGGTTTGGATTGTTTTCGATAGATATGCTGTGGAGTCCCTCTATGTCAAGACTCCCGCTCTTTTCCAAAACATAATTCCTAAAAATAGAATCTATCTGAATGTCGCCATCGGAATTCTTTATCTTCAGTCCATATTCTGACATCTTTTTTCTTTCTTAAGTATATGCGAAGCTAAAAACTACGCATGTCCCTGTTGTTAAATAAACATTGAAAATATAAGGTGTCCAGCTTATCGTATTTCCGTTTCTGGATACGATCAATGCGGTCTTTGTAAGATCGGCATTGACCGGAACAGCAAAATCCCCTGTTAGGATTCCATCTAAATTGCTCAATGCTCCCGAGTTTCCAGCCGAGCTTGTATGACTTGATTTCCACATAAGCCTTGTAATTTTATTAGTAAAGGTCAATATTGTAGCGCCGTTGGCATCTTTTATTCTTAATCCGTATACCATTATGACAATAACCCTAGTTCTACTCTTAAATTACTCGAAGCATCGTATACTTTTATGACTTTATTTACACCATCTATTACTACTTTATTATCGCCAACTTGAACAATTTCATCTACTGTTAAGCTCCCGGTATTAACCGCTAATGCATCCAATTGGTTTACATTGATCTGATCGGCCGTGACTGAGTCTGTATAAATCTGACCACCGTCAATTTTGGTTATATCTAGCCCATGTGTCCATCCTGTTGCTGAGGCCGCGTCTATCAATTCCCATTCTCCGGCAACGATCTCGTCATCGCCTATATTCGTCGCTCGGTACATCTTGTCGCCGTCATCTGTATCGATCCAGAGATCACCTACTGCTGTGGACGTCGGAATGGCATCTTGCCGGAATACAGTTATGCCTCCTCCACCGCCGCTCTCGGATACCACTTGCCATGAGCCAGAGTCATAAATATACAACTTATTGTCATCATCTGTGTCTATCCAATAATCGCCCTCATTGACTCCCGCTGTCGGTTCGTCATCTTGATAATATGTCTTAGAGGGAATAGCATCTCCAGCCAACTTGGAAAGGGTTATTGATTGTGCTGTAATTTTTTCACCATCAAGGTTTAAAATCTTTGCATTTGTTACGACAAGGTCTTTTATCTGCGCGGATAAGGTGATCAGCTCACCTGCTATGAGCTTTCTGGCTGAAATTACGGCATCGCCCATCTCCGCCTCAGTCAAAGGCGTAAAATTTATAGTGACTGCGGATGAGAAGCTTCCGGGACCGTACATATCTACCGCCCTCACCTTATAATATGCTCTGTCTTTCATGACGAACTCATCATCGACATCAGGTGTTCCGGACGGCCAGGAAGCCACAGAAACCTGCCCTGTTAAATCATTGTAGGCTGAGATTATTGCCTCCTGATCTTTATAGGTACCACTTGTTTGAACAATTACATCTCCGACAAAATAATCCGCTCCATGTCCTGCTATGTCAGAGTCTGTTATACTTGTCGAATCTACTGCGTCGGCTTTGGCATCAACCGGAGCGTTCCCCTGCACATTTCCTGCTGTTCCCGGAACTTTCGCTTCTAGTATTTCTTCCCCACCCCATACGTTAGTAGGCGATTTATAAATCTCATAATATTTTAAATCTGTATCAGCTACGTCTGACCACTCTATCTTTGCAAAACCAAACCATTGCGTTGCCGAGATAGTTGGAATTCCAGGCACAGTATTTGTCGGTGCTACTAATACTGATGCGCTAGAGTAGTTGCCTGACGAATTATAGGCTCTAATATAATATGTTCCTGGCGATCTGGATACTGGAGATACAATTGTAAAAGTGTTTGATAATCCGTTATAAATCATATGGGCGTTTTGCGTTCCCCAATTGGCATTTTCTGTCCTGATCTCGTATCCTTCCAAGTCAGGATTCGGACAATCATCCCAAGTAAAAACTATTTCATTCAAAAAAGTATAGACGAAATTTACGACGTCATTAGGCTCTGACGCATTTCCTGTCATCGTGATTGATGCTTGCGCGCTATCGGCTTTCGGCATTTCATGCCCGTTGTAAGATACGCTTGCAACGCATACTTTATAGGTTGTTCCAACATTAAGATTTTCCAGAATTACCAAGCTGCTCCCTTCGGTGTATCCGACAAAAAACCAACTTGCTCCATCGTTATCTGAATAATAAACATTTGCTCCTCTATATCTATCCTCCAGTGCTAAGCCACTCGTATCTGGAATCTGAAACCACACCTCAATCGAATGATTAATCGTTCCGTCTTGCGCTACCACAATGCCTTCGGTTAAAGCAAGGTTCTCGACTGGTGGCACTGCAATTGGTGGATCTGTATAATTATTGCCAGGAATAATGACATCGCTGTCATCAAAGGCGTTCACATCGTATTCTACCGCGACGATCTCAACCTCACTCTTACCGTCTTTCTTGATGCTTAATATCCTAAAATCTTTTTTGACCTTTGTGCTTTCGCCAAAGGCGTAGACATCATATTCTGCTGGTGCTGTGCTGAAAGCTTGTGATACTGTGACCTCAGAATAAGTTCCTGCGCCGCTGGATACCGTCTTTTCTTCAATGGTATCATCTGCCATCTTTACTCTAATCTTGTATGTCGTACCACCTACAATCGTAACTTCCCTATCCAACTTAACCAGAGTCGTTGTTGATCCTGATTTCACTCGTCCTGAAAAGCCCCATTGCGGGACATCATGGCTTAAGCTGATAACATCTCCTGCCTGACAAGCTACAGCATCTATTCCCGTCCTAAAGGATACTGACACATTAATATATTTCGATACTTTGATCGCATATCGGGCTGCTCTGATCGCATAGCTGGTCTTGGTCGTGAATAGCCTTATCTGTTGTTTTCTTACTGGATCACCGAGGCTAAGCGCATCCTCATCGGCGTAGATGATTGTTTCCATCTTGTAGCCTTTATCTTTATCACAAAATTGGATCTCAATTACATTCGGCACTTCCTTGACTGATTTCCATGATTGTGTGAAGCTGTCTTTGATGATATTTCCCATGCCAAAAAGCTGCGTCGGCGTCTGCGGTCTGTCGATTACAAAGCCAAGTGCACCACCTGAATATAAAGGCATAGCATTGAAAACGGCACATAATTGAAGAAACGCATCAATCGCTTTCGTGTTCGTATCGATAACGACATCCATCCTGAATCGCTTTTCAAAACCATCCTCTCCATCTGCAACCTTTTCTTCACAATATTTCGCCATCTCTAATAATTGAGCATCGTCGATGTTTGCTATATTAATAAACTGTCCAAGCCCATATCTCGTAGATAGAATCAAATCTCGCATACACCATACTGGATTTGCGCAATAAGCATTTACATAAGTCGTGCCATCCCAAGATAAGCCTGTATCATCTGCCAATAGTTTCCATTCTTCGGCTGAGTTATCCCAATAATAATCATCCCAATTAACCGCGACTCCGGCGTTTCTGATATCAGGCACTCTGACCAATTTTCCTTTTATGAGGCTGGTGACGTTCGGCACTGCCCCTGACAACTGGTCTGTCGCTAAAAGCTTTAATCCAAGCAAGGCTGTGTTTGGATAAGATAAATCATCTGTTTGAATTTCATCGACTTCGGATAACTGAAGGTCGCCTGTATGATTAAAATCTCCATCATCGCTTATCTTTGTAATCCTGATATCATATTGCCCTGCGGCCAGTCCGTCTTTGCGGAATATCCTTCTAAGCGTTGTTCTGGATTTGGTGCTGATTGTGGTATCTCCCAAATCGATATATGTTGGATCTGCATGCAGTTTATATTCTACTTTGTACGTTACCGACCATGAGTTGATCGATCCATTACTTGGATTCTGATAAAAAAGCCCTGACGGCAAAACAAACTTAAGCTCAAAGACTTCGACGTCACTATTTACAGTCGTATAAACATACGCATTATCTTTCATTAAAGTTGCGCCTACGGAATAAACATTGTGCAGATCATTAAAGTAGGAAATCATGCTCTGCGCATTTGTTCCCATTCTGGTGTGCTGTTCTACTGCGTCAAAATTCGCTATTGGATTATCATTTATTTTTATGTTGGAAATACTCTCAATTTCGCCTTCGCCTAAAGCGATCAGCATGTTCAGATAATTCTTATCACCGTCTGTCCATATGTATTGATTAATAATATTTCCTGCGACTCTATGCTCTCCATAAACAACGCCTATAGGGATGCCGACTTCTTGCGTTGCTTGCGCACCATTCCAGCCATATGTCGGGCTTCCCTCATCCATTCCTGTGCCGCCAAGATTGGAGTTGGGTTTCTTTCCTCTTGATACAAAGGCAAAAATTGCGGATAAAATTATAAACGGCAACGCTGTTATAATAAATTCTACAGCCGCCGCAACGATTGCCCAAAAAACAACAGAAATAGTCAGAGGATCAGCAATCTTACCAGTGATGATGATCTCGTCTCCGTCATCTGGTACTATGGAAAAGTCTTTGATGTCCTTACCGCTTAAGATGATCCTTGTGTCACTGCCAAACTCCTTGTCTATTCCGTTAATATAATCTTCAACAGTCTTGCCATTCTCATATGGTTTATCCCATGATTCTCTGCCCTCGAGTTTTGCAAAATTTGGTATAAATTTAATTGTTATCATGGTTTTGTTCTCTCAATCGGCGAAGTGCCCGAAGGGTATAAAATCCTTCAATTCTTTTTTTCATGCTTTCATTATCTATATTAACGACAACTGTCCCTGCTTTCCCTGTTTGGATCAACTTACCTTGCGTCAAAAGGACACCGCCATGATTCACTATTCCCATTCCATTATGAAAAAGGACGACATCAAAAGGTTCTGGTTTTTCGATAATGTCCCATTCTTTATAATAATTTTCATAAAAAAAATTCTTGCCTTCCGACGACCAATCATCATTATAATTCTCACTGATATCAAAAAGGTTGTATCCCAAATCTTTATATATCATCAAGATCAGGCCGTAACAGTCTGTTCCTTCCATGCTTCTTCCCGTGACCTGATAAGGTACTCCAAGATAGCGATTGATAATTTCAACGCTTATCTTATGTAAATTCTCCCTGTCGGTATGGATGGGAATCCTCCAAAGCGAAGGAAATTGCTGAGTGCCTTGCATCTCTGCTTTGTCTTGTTGCATGACGTTTCTGCTCCTGTATATCCGCATTCCGTTGATTTAAAAACCCATGAGCAATAGTTGCGTGAATATTTTCTCGAGGGTATCTGAACACTTAATAAATCAAACTTGCTTGTTAATGTGAACTCAACGACCTTTTGGTCTGCCGCATAACTATCAATATAAAAAATATCTTCCAAGTACGCGCCCGTGTCTGCAAGCTGGTTTGCCCATACCATTTTGATTGATACTTTCTTGCCTCTAAGATCATACGTTTCAAGATATGATTCTATAAGTCGGCTGACGTTAGCTACTCTGACTTTGACTGTATCAATCTGACCCTCTGTGTTCTCTGTAATGTCGTCATGCGATATTGGAAATCTTGCATAGAGCACTCCGTCATATGTTATGTTTTCATCTCTGCCCACATAATAAAGATCAGCGCCTGCGCCGTTGTAATCATATATCGTATAAAGATATATCGGCTGATTCTCCTGCTTTGATTTCTCTGCCTTAAAAGTTGCGTCGATTTCTCTCGGCATTAGATCACCTCTATAAATTTAATATCAAAGTCATAAACTTCGTAGGCCTTGTTGTCAAATTGAGAACTGTCCTTATCGAAACGAACGTTGTATTCGACTGAATCGTTTGGATTTGTCCATGTGAACTGAGCATATTCGCCTTTCTTTGCTATAAAGAAATCCCTGACATTTTCCATATCTGCCTTAGTTCTATTTCTGAATTTTAATGTAAACATCCGTCTCGGATTTGCAACAACACTTCTTCGTTGCTCCGTGAAATTCTCAAATTCTGAGACTAATGTCTTGAAGTGAACCATTTCTGTAAAAACAAAATCTGGCGTATATGCAAAATCACTCATCTCTTACCTCACATATTCTTTCTTATGACTCCCCTGATAGCAGAGTTCTTTGTTATCTCATCAGCAATTGCGCCTGTTAATAGTTTTCTATTCCTGTAGACATCTTGCGCATCCCATGCCTGTATAACTTGATTTATGTTAATGGTAACTCCACCTGATGCAGATTCTCCCCGATTAAGCGATCTTAAGTTATCTGAACCACCTAAGGCCCTCATGCCCTGTCGTGATAAAACTCCTTCTCCGGCTTGCGCGATGATCGGTACTTCATCCGGCGCAAGTCCGTTATGAGCTCTTATCATTCCTCCCTGATGTTTTCTGACCATGCCACCTTGGTGGAATAGCTGAGTAAGAGGTACACCTAATATAGAACCTCCTGCTCCGCCTGCCATTGCAGTAAACATTCTTATCAGAAGCAACTTTGCCAATATGTTTGAAATCATCTGAAGGACAGCCCTGCTAAAATCAGCAAATATATCTTTGAGATTGCTTAGCTCTCCGGTAAACGCCTTAAAGAAAAATTGTGAAAAAGCATTCTGCATATTGCGCGCTGATTGTTTTGCGAATTCTTCCATTGCGTCAAACTGCTTCACTGCATCTTTTGCTGTTTCACCAACCTGATCGGCGACACTCTTTAAAACTTGCGCGGTGTTCTCACCGGTATCTTTTACCTTTGCGAACACTAAATCATATTGCTCCATAGCAACCTTTGCACTTTCAACTGAGGCAAGCTCAAAAGTTTTTTTATTTGCTTCAATATCAATTGATAGTTCTCTTATGCTTTGCGCTGCTTGTTTATATGTTTCACCTATGCTCCCGGGCAGCTTTCCTAAAACGTCATAAAACTTTATCAACGGAACTAAGAGCTTTTGAAAAACCGTGTTTGCGGCTTCCAACAATTTAAAAAATCCAGATACAATCTGATTCATAAACCCCTGAATAAAACCCAAAACATGCCATAAGGCTTGACCTACCTTTACCGCAAAATCATGCCACCCTGCTTTTAGCTTTTGCATCTTTTCTAAATTTGTCATTGTGGAGGTATCTATTTGATTAAGAATACGTTCCCCTGCTTCAAGTGTTGCGTTTAAAAAAGCTTGCTTTCTTTCCAACTCGGTTAATTCTTTGGTAGACTTTCCCAAAGTCTTGGCGTATTTCTCATAGGCGGAGCCTGCGCTAACAATAATCCCTAAGTTATCCAGAATAAGTTTTGACTGCCTGCCAACACCAATAGCAATGCTCTCAAACATAAAGCCTACATCTTTTCCAAAGGCACGAGCTGACGCGCGCGATATCTCCATCATCTTGGATAATTTAGTTGGATCAATTCCTAAAATCATTGCCTGTGAGGCTTTTCCCATGATCTCTGCGGTAGACATGGTCTCACCGGACATCTTGCGTAAATCCTTTATTATCTTTTCTGAACTCATACCGAGAGAGGATGCAAGATTTTCAAAAGCCATCTTCTGTTGCTCAACTTTTGCTCCAAGTTCCATCATCTCCCATGCTTTGCGAAGTGCCATAATGCTTGCTGTAATTGCCGCAGTAATCGCAAGCCAGTTCTTCTTCCATGCATTGGCAAACCTCTGTAAATTACCGCGCACGCCCTGCAGGCGTTTACTTGCCTCATCGCGAAGCCTTAAGATTATTGATAGCTCTTTATTGCTCATCTTTTAAACTGTTCCCTTCTTCGTTGCTTCTCAATTTCAATTGACTGCAATTCCTTTTCGATCACCTCAAAGGCATCAAGCATTTTTGCTGACTGCTCTATCCATCCACCTTGATTTGGTAAATACCCTTGTCTGTAAAAATTAAATGCCCTTAAAAAATTCGCGCTTTGCCTTGTCACGATTTTAAAAGGGCATCCTTTATAATGCTCGCCGTTAAGCTCCCAAATCTCCTGACCCGGCACTTCATATTCACATTTAATTTTTCTTCCGCTTAAACAGCTATGGCAGTTCACGGTGAGGTCGCCCAGATGAACCGCCACTGTTAGTTTTTTTGCTCATCCTCCGACAATCTTGACTCATTTAGAATCACCTCTGCAAGTTCTGAACGAAGCTCGCTTGGAAACATTGCAATAATCCTATCAGGTACCACGTCTCTCATTTTTCCAGCATAATGAATAGCCTCAAACTTTAAATCTATTGGTTTCTTGGTTTGAGGATCTAGGAAATTATCCATTCCCTTTAATCCAAACTTAATCGCTGTGATCTGGCGTTTATTCCAGTTAAGCTTAACTTTAGCTTTATCATTAGGATTAGTAGAACTCATTTCATAAGTTGAACTCTCGTCATCAACCTCTGCCCTTAAAGTCGGATCCAAAAGACCAATATGAAATGTAGTCGGATTATCCTTATCTGGATCAAGCTTTGACACATGCTTGCGTGTCGCTGTTACATCAATTCCTGTTAACATGCATCACCTCCTGTTTATAAAAGTAAAAGTGTTATTTCGTCATCTCCTGGCTCCAT